TCTTCGCCAGGTTCTTCACCGCGTCGGCGACCGGGCCTTGCCCCGACGTGATCGCCTGCACGAGCCCCAGCACGAAGTTGGCGCCGGCCGTCGCGGCGGTGAGCGGGGTCGCTTCGCTGACGCGGATGCCGATGCCGGTGCCGCTGGCATGGGCGCGCTTGCGATATTCATCGGCCACATCCGGGAAGCGCTCGGTGGTGGAGACGTAGACGGGGCGCTTCAGCTTGTGGCCAAAAACGGTGGTGATTTTGCGACGGCCTTTGAGTTTCACCGGCGCAAAGACGGCATCCATCTGGCGCGCGATCTTTAGGCGGCCTTGACGGTAGGCTGCGGCGCCGGTGGTGCCTTGGCTGCCGGGCGGGGTGAGATTGATGACGCGGCGGGTGACGCCTTTGGCCGCGCGCTCGACGGTGGATTTGAGGGTGCGGCCCATCACCTCGGCGTAGCGCAGGAGCGAGCCGCTCATGCGATCGTGCACCAGTTCGAAGGAGGGCGTCATGAGTCGAGCCGGAAACAGGCGGCGTGGTGCTGCTGGGTCTGCGTCTCGAGCTGCACTTCGAAGCAGCGCCAGGCGGTGTTTTTGTCGATCTCCTCGGGGCAGGTGAGGACGGTGAACTCGGCGCCGAGGGTGGGCTTAAAGCGCGCATCGACGGGGAAGCCGAAGACGGCGATGAAGCGCTGCACGTAGCCGACGCCTTGCTCCTGCGGCACGCGGCTTTGTTTGGTGGGGCTCTTGGCCACGGAGAGCGTCTCACCCGTGGAGACGAGCACGGTGGCGGGCCAGCACTCGCGGCGCTCGCGAGCGGCTTGGGCAGCGAAGGTGCGGGCGGCAGAAGCGAAGCTCATGCGAGAGCGGTGGAGTCAAAGCAGCGGGCACAAAAAAACCCGCACCGGGAGCGACTCCGGTGCGGGGTGGATGGGCTTGCTCGACCCGAGCGCGAAGGGTGCCGTGAGGCAGCGGGAAAACTTTAACCGAGCATCAGGGCGATGTGCTCGGGCTTCCGAGCGAGCACGCCCCACGCGAGCATGATCTGGTAGACCACCATCCGGTAGCCCGGATAGACGGCCAACTCGAAGACGAGGCCGGAGCGGGGATCGGTGATCGTCTCGCGCATGATGGCGAGGTCGCCTTCCTGCGGGAGAGCCGGCAGGCGCGTGGCGAGCTCGATCGCGTTGCGCGTGAAGCCCACGGAGGGCGTGAAGTTATTGCCGATGGTGACGGTGCCACCATCCGAGCCCGCTTCGAGGAGGCCGGGGGCATTGATGATAGCCGTGCCAGCCGCGGCGATGCCGGTCTTAACGACATACTTGTAATTGCCGATGGTGAGGACATCGCCCGCAAGGACGGTGCCGGAACCGGTCTTGAGCACGATGCTCGTGGCGCCGACAGCATGCGCGCCGTTGAGCACGTAGCTGGTGCCGGTGCCCTTGGTGACGGTGCCGAGCTGGGCGCTCTCACGGTGGGTGAAGCCGTTGATATCGATGAGCACGCCTTGGCGCGTGATATCGTTGCCGAGAGAAGCATTGGCCGTGAGCGGATTATTGAGCCGCGTGCGCAGCCCAGCACCGGCCGTAGTGTTCAGGATGAGGTGCCTGTCGGAGACGGGGGCACCGTTATCGAGCAAGATCTTGTTCATCTGAGCGCTTTCGCCGAGATCGGTAGCAAAAGGTGTCGTGCCCGCAGTGCCGTATGCGCGGGAGGCGCCTTTGCGAGCTGCGGCAGCGACATCGGATTCACACTCGTTGACCAGGGCGCGCATGGCCTGCGCGATCTGATCTTGGCGGGTGGTGAGATAGCCCGCCCCGCTGTTGATGCCGACCTGATCTTCACCGGACCACGAGAAGGGCGCGAAGCGCGACTTCGTGATGGTGAGCGCCGTGTTGCCGATGGTCTGATCGGCCGCGGCAGGCAGCGACATCGCGGGAGTAACATCGCCCGCGGCGGTGTTGACCGGAGCAACGCCGGAGCGGATGGCGTTGGCGTTGAGCTGGCAGCGCTCGGCGCTGGACGAGCGGGCCACGGCGGGGATGAAGCCGACGAGCTCGCGAGAAACGACGTCCGTGGCAGCATAGACGTCGGAGAGGAGGTTGGTGAACGTATTGGACATGGCGTGACGGTGATCGGGTTGACGCTAGCTGGGACTCAGTTGGAGAAAGGGGACTTGACCGGGATGCCGGTGACGCGGCCGCCACCGAGGGAGAACTTCATCTTCTGCGCGGCGTTGAGCGCGGAGAACTCGGCGTAGGAAAGCTCTTTGGCCGAATCGGTGGTGGTGCTGCTGCTCTGCGCAGCGGGAGGCAGGCCGGCGGCGGGGAAGCCGAGCTCGGCGAGTTTGTCGGAGGCGCGGACTTCGATGCGGCTGTTAAAGGCGCTCTTCAGCGCGGCGGCATCTTTGCCGGCCAGCTCTTCGGGCTTGAAGCCGAGGGTGGCGCAGAAATCGGTGAGCTGCGTGCTGAGCACGGTGACCTTGGTGGTGAGCTCGGCGACTTGGCCTTCGGCGGCGGTCTTTGCGGCGGTGGCTTCGGTGACGGCAGTCTTCGCAGCGGCGAGATCGGTTTCGAGGCCGGTGACCTTCGTGGCGAGCGCGGCGTTGTCACGCACGAGGCTCTCCTTGGCGGAGAAGGCCGCGGTGAGCTTGCCCATAAAATCGGTGGCGGTGAGCGGAGCGGCGGCGGGAGCGGGGGCAGGTGTATCCATGATGTGAGATGCGCGCGAGCGTTGCGGTGCGGCGCGTGTCAAATGCTGGCGCTGGGCGCGGGTGCAGAGGCGAGCTGCGCGCCGAGGGCAGCGAGGGAGAGAGCCACTCCGGCACGCACGCGGTTTTTTACCTCGCGCACGGAGCTTACGACTTCGTCGGCGAGTTTGTTTTCGACGGCTTCGGCGCCGTCGAACCACTGGCCCTCGAGCGCGGAAGCGGGAACGCCAGGGCGCGCGGCGCGCACGGCAGCATGAAAAGAATCATTGGTGCGATCGACGTCGTGATCGAGGAAAGCTCGCGCATCTGCGTCGAGAGGATGGCCCATCACCCCTACGCCTTTATATTTTCCGCGCTTGAATAGCTCGAGCTTGATGCCGAGCTGATCGAGCATCTTGGTGTAGTCGTAGAGCGCGATGTAGGTTCCGACGTTGCCGACATCAGCTGAGCCAGTCGTGAAGAAGGTGGAGGCCGCAGAGGCGATCCAGTAGGCCGCGGAGCAGCACTGGCAATCGGTGACGGCGACAACGAGCTTGGTGGTAGCGAGCTTGGCGACTTGGGCCGCAGTCTCGGGCGTGCCGGTCGCCATGCCTCCGGGGGAGCGGACCACAAGCACCACGGCGAGCACATCGGTACGGGCGGCGATCTCGTCGAGCGCTTCCTGCAGGCGGTCGAGACTCATGGCGCCGAAGCACCAGCACGTGAAGGAATCGTAGCCCTTGACGAGCGGGCCGTTGATCTGGATCTCGGCGACGCCTTGCTCGACTTCGTAAATCGGCTCATCCCAGGGCATGACCTCGGGTGCTTCGGCGGGCTCGACGGGCGCGGGCGGCTCGGTGCCATCACCCTCGCCATCATCGGCACGGCGGGGCGCGCGGCGCGGCGTGGTGCCGCGGGTGGAGACATCAAGCGCGAGAGGGGACTTGACTGCGGCGGCCACGGAAAGCACGAGGGCGCCGTGCCGATCGGCCCGCATGGCCATGGGCGTGCAGAGCAGATCGACGAGGAGATTATTGGCCAGAGCGGGAGTGAGGTGCGGTGTCATGCGGCGGGTGCGGCGGCGGAATCGAGGGGAGCGGCGGGCTCGGCGGAACTGGGAGCAGTGGTGCCGGGGCGGCCGTAGATGCGGTCGATAGTCTTTTCGCGATCGAGGCCGCGGGCTTCGGCCTGATCGCCGATGAACTTCACCTCATCGAGCCAGGCGGTGAGTTCGTTTTCCGACTCGTAGCCATCCCAGCCAAACATGCGGCGGAAGGTGAGAGCGCCGGAGCGCACTTGCTCGAGGTGCAGCTTGCCATCACGGCCCTTGTCGACGGTCCAGCGGGCGGGCGGGATGCACGCGTGTTTCCACCACTTCGGATCGGCGGGGCGACGGATGCGACCGGCCGCGATCTCGACAGCCGTATCGTAAATGTAATAACGCGCGAGAAAGCTGTCGACGAGCGCCTGTTGCTCAACATCGATGAAGCTCTGCGCATCGGCCATCACATAGCGGGTATTCGCGCCGCCGAGCGCGGCGATATCCCAAAGGATTTCGGGAGCGAGATCGACGCCCCAAGAAATATCCCGAGAAAGCGATTTGATGAATTCGACCGAATTCGGGTGGGGCCGCTCATCGAGGAGCGTCTTGATATCGGTGCCGGGCGGCAGGCCGGGAATCTCGCCACCCTGGGAGAGCTGCTGCTCGAGCGTGCGCTTCGTGCCATCGGAGAGCGTGACGGAGGTGGTGGGGTTGGCACCGTTGCCCATCGGAGGAATGCCCCCGCCCGCCTGCGTAGCGGCCTGCGCGATGTAGTAGCCGATCTGGTTGGCGACTTTGATGCCTTTCTTCGTGGCCGCGTTGATCTCGGTGATATCGAGCATGTGCGTGCAAGCACGGTGGAGGATCGAAGGGGTGCGGTGTTTGCCGGGGCTCGAATAATCGCCGATGTAGCAGACGGCCGAGGCGGGCACATCGGCCTGCGTGAAATCATCGCCGAGGATACGGTAGGCCGTGGCGGCATTGTTGCGGTCGACGAGCACGCCATCGAAGAGGCGGTTGATCTCGCCCTCGGCGACGCGGCCGGAGCCGATGCGGTGGGACTCGACAAAGGCGACTTGCGCGAGGCCGGCGAGCGACTTGGTGAGGATGGGAGCCACATCGCCGTCGCGATAGCGGCAGCGCAACGTGCCGCGCTGGCTGCTGTAAAAATCCCAGCGGCCGCCAAGATCGAAGGAGGCTGCGGAGCCGTTGCGCTCTTCGAAGAGGGCGCGGCGATCTTTATTCCACTCACGGTCTCCGGTCGACGGCTGGATCATCAGCCCGGTGCCGGCCACCATGCGGGAGATGCCGTTGATGATGCGACCGGCGAAGCCGACATTGGCATCGAGGTAGCGGGCCCGGCGCATGATCTCGACGCGGGAGTAGGTGGTGAGCTCCTTGCGGGTATCGATCTGCGGGAAGTAGACGTAGCCGCGCATGGTCGAATTGTCCGCGGCGTTGTAGCCACCGCCGGCGCCATATGTGCCGAAGGCACCGCCGAGCGTGGCGGCAGCGAGACGTTGCACGCCGGGCTCACCGGGCAGCGCAGCGGTGGGGGCGGAAGACTTGGGCCCACGGGGGCGGCGAGTAGGGCTGGCCATGGGACAAAATCAGGTTTCGATGATGCGGCAGGAAAAATCGATAAGGCGGCCGGAGGGCTGCGAATCGGGGGCGTTGTCGGGATCGAGCTCGCGGAGGACGGCGAGGGCCGCGGCCAGCTTCACCATGGGCTCGAGCACGAGCTGGCCAGCGGCGCCGCCATCGGTGAAATTCTGCGAGGTGATGACCGTGGCATCCGAGGCGGAGCCATCGCCGAGGAGGGTGACGAGCCGGCGGAGTCCCGGGATATCCTCCGCGTATTTCACGCGGAGCCATTCCTTATAGATCTGAATTTGGCTGGCTTGGTCCACGGCGGGGCGCGCGTGTCAAAGCCCGGG